GAAGTAGAGGGTGGAGTAGTGCGAAATGAATCAGTCAACATTGCACTTCAAGCTGCAATTGAGACGGCCGTTTTACAAACCATCAAAGAAGGAATAGAATATAAGTATTGGACGGTTAGGAGATGAAACGCTACACAGCAATATTTTTGTTTGTCACGTTATCAGCATGGGCAGCTGATAATGAAGTGTACGTGGACCAAAGTGGCGCAACAGCCAACATAGACCTAGAACAATTAGGCGGCTCCAATATCATCGGAGGCCTGAACTCAGTAGCCGGTACCCTGACAGCTTTTGATCTTGACGGGACTGGACTCACCCTCGATATCAATCAAATCGGTAACACCAATAAATTTCTCGGAGACATAACGGGTGATTCGATCACCGGCTTTTTTGAGTTTGACGGAGATACAAATTCCTTCACCATTCAAGGGGATCCAACCAATACTTTTGGTATTGACAGCTCGAATTACAACGTAGATGTCACCGGATCGACCAACACTTTTACACTAAATCATGGCACAGCTGGCTTGGCTTCGCAGCTAGATCTTGACTGGATTATTAATGGAGATGGAAACACAATAAACTATGCGTTAGACATAGATGGCGCCACTTCGTATCTTGATATAGATGGAGATAGTAATAATTTGACATACGATGGTGACGGCGCAGCAGGAGGGTATTTCTATTTGGATCAAACCGGAAACAGCAGAACTTTCAACATACAGCAGCAATCAACACTTAATAACGACTGGCTTAAAATCATTACTAATTCTACTGGTGGTACTTTGTGCATTATTCAAGACGACCAAGGTACAAGCACTTCCTGCTGATATAGGCAAAGTTTCAGAACTAAACGGCAACGCGCAAATCATACGCGATGACGCTTATGGCGTCACCATGGCTTTCCCGGTTCAGCAAATGGACGATGTAAGGACCGCAGCTGGCAGGATCGGTATTACTTTTGTGGACGATTCTGTCGTTAGGCTTACAGAACACAGCAAGCTAGTTATAACCGAATATATCTTCAATCCAGATCCAGACAAATCTAAGTTAAGTTTACGCTTTGCTTCCGGCACTGCACGATTCATAACTTCAAAGATGGGCCTTATTAATAAAGAGCGCATCAACATCACTACCCCCACCGCACAAATCGCAATAAGAGGTACGGATTTTACCTGCACGGTAGATGAGCTGGGACGTATCCTGATTATTCTATTGCCTGATGCAAATGGTGATGCCTCTGGTGAAATTATAGTGGCTACCGGGGCTGGCACTGTCACGCTAAACAAACCGTATCAAGCAACTACTGCTTCGGTTTATGAAAGCGTACCTACTCGCCCTGTACTGCTCGATATTACTTTGGATCTGATCGACAACATGTTGATCGTCTCACCGCCAAAAGAAGAAGAGATTGCAGCTGAAGAATCTGTATCTAAAGCAAGCAACGTCTTAGACTTTGATGCGTTGGAGTTTGACGAGCTGGACGTGGACTATCTTGATGCAGAAGCAGAGCTTGCTTTCGAGGAGCTTGATATCAACTTCTTGGACGTTAATTTTCTTGAAGACTTACTTGATATTGTCGAAGATCTAGACGCATTGAGTGATGACGAAATAGATCAGATAGAAACAAGCATAGCCATCACCGGAACTTCTGTTGGTCAAGATCCATCAACACAAATCACCACCATTATACAAGGTCAACAAATTAGTTTGCGACGTAATGTCAGTGAAAACGTAAGAGTAGATATAGACGGCTCTGGCGCATATACGGTGATATTTATACAAGATGGTGTTAGTAAAACAATTACGATCAACGGTGGCGGCAGCTCTGTGATAAAGATCAAGCAGGGATGAAGACATCATTCAAAACTATAGCAGTGGTGTTTGTATTATCACTGCCATTTATAATGCAGTGGTCTCCTTTAGAGATCTTAAAGCTTAAAACATTTGATGCATTGGTCCCTGAAAAACAACAATCTAATTACTTTACTATCCTCAACATTACTGAAGAAGACATAGAACGTGAGGGTGGCTGGCCGTTACCTAGAGCTATACTCGCAGAAATACAAACCGAATTGATGGCCCGTGGAGCTTTTGGTGTTGGCTGGACTGTTGCGTTTCCACAGCCTGACCGGATGGGTGGTGACAAAAAATTTGCAGAATCTTTGCAAGATCGTAACAGTATTCTTGCCATGTACGAGAATCCAGGAAGCGGTTACCCAGCTACCGTAGGCACTGTAATTATGGGTGAGCCTATTGGCGGTTATCCTGCTTCTGGCGTAGTGCAAAACATAGAGATCCTGAGAAACGCTGCTTCGCAAGGTATTGCCTCTGCCCCGGTGGATGTCGATCAGCTGGTAAGGCGCATGCCTTTGCTTATGAAAACACCCGATGGATGGGTGTCTGCTTTCGGTACGGAAGTTTTGAAAGGCATGGTGGGCGCTGATACCTACATTATTAAAACCAATCAGAACGGCATACAGGAGGTTGTAGTGCAAGGTTTGCCGCCTGTGCCTACAGACTCGCTTGGCCGCAAGTGGATTAGCTGGGTAAAAACCGACGAAACAAATTTATCCGAAATGGACGTAAAAGAACGGTTTGTTTTCATTGGCACCGACGCCATGGGTATCATGCCGCAACTGGCGACCCCGGTTGGATTGCTTGAGCCACATAAAATACAAGCGGCTCTAGCTGAATCCATTTTGATACAAGACAGCCCACGCATACCTGACTGGTCCTACGCCGCTGAACTGGGCATTTTTGCGTTTTCTGTGGCTCTTGTGTGGTTGTTAGTCACACAACTTGGCGTTACGTGGGGTGTAACATCGTTTTTGGCAATATTTGGCCTCACAGCTTACTCTGGAATCTATCTAATACAGTCTGGAGTGCTTCTAGACGTGACTTGGAGCCTGATTTCGCAGTTTTTTGCGGCTTCAGGAGCGTTTTATTTGAATTTTCGCACCCAATACCGCCTCAGACAGCAAATTAAGAAGCAATTTGAGCATTATTTGGATCCTAGACAGGTAAAACAGCTTCAAAAAGACCCAGATTTGTTGAAATTAGGTGGTGAAACGAGATATTGCACGTTTTTGTTTACCGATTTGCGTGGCTTCACATCATTAAGTGAAAAATTGTCTCCACAAGAGGTTACTGAGGTAATGAATGCTACCTTGACGGTCCAAGTAGAAGAAATACAACGTGCTGGTGGCTGCATTGACAAATTTATCGGCGATGCTTGTATGGCCATCTTCTCGGCACCTTTAGATCTTCCAGAACAAGAAAATAGAGCAGTCGCAGCTGCCATACGCATACAAGAAAGAGTCAAAGAGTTAAATGAAAAGCTCCCGGTTCATGTTGCTATTGGCGTAGGCGTAAACAGTGGTGAGGCAGTGGTTGGCAATATGGGATCGGACACAAGATTCGATTACACGGCTATCGGTGACGCTGTAAATGTAGCGGCCAGATTAGAGAGCGCAACGAAGGAAGCAGGCGTAGATATTTTAATTGGATACAATACTGCACAAAAGTGCAAATATTTGTTAAAATCATTAGAACCGATTAAAGTGAAAGGTAAAAGCGAGGCATTAAACGTATACACATGGGATTCAAATTTGCAGCAGTCTCTACCGGATTACTCTTAATAGTAACCGCCGGTCTATGGTTTTTCGTACAAATGCAGGCGAAAGAAATCTCTACGCTCAAAGCAAATGCAATTTTATTAGAAGGTAAAATAGAAGAACAAAACGCCAGCATAGACAACTACCTAGCCAAGCAAAAAGAAACGACAGAGCAAATTAATCAGCTCAACGCGCAGAATCAAGAAGCGGTGCGCGAAGTCAATCAACTCAGAAATACCTTTCAACGCCACAGCCTAAACAATCTGGCAATGGCAAAGCCGGGGCTGATAGAAAACATAATTAACAAAGGCACAGCTAAAGTAAAAACAGAGTTTTTAGAATTAACAGATCCAAACATGTTTGAGAGTACAGATGAGGCACCTGCTAGTAATTAGTTTAGTTTTTGTTGTTAGTGGTTGCTCTTTGTTTCAACCACG